TAAGGTTGTGCCTCCAAATGCCGCTTGAGCGCAAGTTTCAGTTGTTGCATAAGCGTTTGGTGTGGTTCCAGGTACTCTTGCTCTTATAGTGGCTGTGGTTGCATCTGTGGCTGTACAAATTGCCTTTAAGTTTTTTGTAGTTACTTTTCCACAAGCAATACCGACATAAGCGGCGGTTGCATTGATAGCGTATTTTAAGTTTACTAATGATAATGCTGAAGTTGCTGCGATTTTTACTTGTACTGCTGTTGCTGTTGAGTCTGTGGTTAATACATCTTTCCAAGTATAAACAACATCTCCGATGGTAATTGTTTCAGCGGCAGTTCCTCCTGTTAAGGTTGTGTTTGAACCATCCCAGTCTAAGTGTGAATCATCCTCTGTGGCTGCAATGCTGTTTCCGGCTGTTCCTGCGGTTACAGCTGTTACTGTGATTACATAAGCAGATGTTCTAACAACACTTACTCCATCAATAGCGGCGTTCCTTTCCATTGCGTTGAAAAGGTTGTTTATTGTTTCAAGACAAGTATTTCCAAGTGGCACATTTACTGCGGTGGCTGTTCTTGTTGAAGAACCTCCCAATGCTGTAAAAGTATAAGTAGTTCCACCTAAGACTACAACTTTACCTGCTGTCGGTTGTGTTTGGTCTGAAGTTAAAACTCCACTTGCTTTTGTAGCATCTAAGAAGTTTACTGCTCCTGATACTGTTAGTGTAGCTAAGGCGTGGCTTCCTGCTACCATTGCACCTGTTGAAGTTAAAACGTTCTGTGCGTGATACGCTGGTGTTGCAGCGCCTATGCTTTGAGTTATAGTTCCTACTGCTACAACTCCTGCCTCTAAACCATCATAGATCTTAATTGTTCCCGACGTATGACTGTTGCAAACTAACCCCTTCAATTTCCCCTTACCAGTAATAAGCAACGTGGACTCTGATACTGGAATTACAATACTCATATATTTATTAGATTTTATTTCTCCTGAAACCGTTTGCCCTATCATATTGATAATGGCAAGTGCTACATAAAGAAATCCAATCGGTTAAGTTTCTTTTATATTTATGATTTATATTTGCCCATTGAATAGTATTTCTTCCATAACTATTTAATGAACTTTCTTTTCCACAATGTTCGCAAAATTTGGGTCTTCCTAATTTACTTTTTACCCAATTATGTAGTCCGTAATAACCTACATCATCCCCCTTCCAAAAGTTATTCTTTTCTCCTGCACCTAACTGATTACCCTTTTGGAATCCTGCCTTAGTTCCTTCAGTCCAACCTTTTTTATCTTTGTTCCACGCTTTCATAATTCCCTTAGTATCTTTATTCCAGGGTATCTGTCCTTTTTTAAAAGCAGTTTTGTTCGGTTTACTTCCCTTTGCAAACTGGTTTCCTAAATTCATACCCTTCTTGCTTTTCTGATTTTCTTCGGTTCTAATATAAACTCCTGATGGCATAGTCGTTCGGGATATTGGCGAAAGTGGTATGAACGACTAAGAACGATACCACCCTCAACAATATCCCCGTTTTTAATTATATTTATATAGCTTGATTTAATTCTTCTTCTTTGTTTTCTTTTGTATCGCTTTTAATCTTTTTAAGATTATTCATAGCTGATTCCAAAGCGTTAATTCCAGCCCATTGTGCTCTTAATTGAGCGCCAATCTCTTCATTAGGTATAGGATTGGTTGGAGATAATGCCACAAGGCTAAATGCTCCGTTTATTAAAGGATTTGATTTTTTACCTTTAACATTTACTCCGTGAAAGTATATGCCTTGAAGCATAACTTTTCTTACTGCCTCAAACTGTTCTTCGTTTTTACAGAATGCTTCTATAAGTTTTATCTCGTTTTCGTTTAAGTATGAAATTTCCATTTTTATATTATTTAATTATTATTATTGTCCCATTGCCATCGCACCTGCCATCTCTGGTGGCATTGTGGGAGCCTGTGGGGCTGGCTGTTGCGTTTGATTGGCTGGGTTGGCTGTTTGTACTGGTGGTGTAGTTATTTGAGTAAAGTCAATCGGATTCATCCCAGATTCCTCTAATAAAGAATTTAATGCCTTCCCTACTCCTGGAATTTGCTGGATTGCTTGTGGATTTGATAAAACTACTTTTAAAATATTGGAAATTTTATCGGCATTTTGTGCCATCGCACGTTGTTTTCCACGGATATTTACATATACACTTACTGGAATATCCTTTAACTCATCTTTGACAACATCAAAGAATTTTCTATTGCCTCCTTTTTTAAACTCGTCTTTGTATTGTTGGATTAAAGCTGGTTTGGTTTCCTGAGTTACTTCTTCGCCATTAAGTATCATATCCAAAACTTTCTTCTCAGCTCGGTTAGTTGCAATAGTAGTGCTAATTTCAATCATTTCGTCTAAGGTCAATTCTTCTGAAAACTTTACTCCCGTATTCATATCGTCCACTAAGTATTGTAAAATCCAATCTCTATAAAGCACATCTGCAAAGAATGTAGCAATTTTACCTTGCCTATATTCGTGTAACCCTTGTCCTTGCTGGACTATAAGATTTTGCAAAGCAAATGGTGTTCCTGATACTGGATTTTGTCCTAAAGAAGCGTCAGAAGCCGAACCGATTATTCTTGCATCGTTTGTTAGTTTGGCCTGCTGGTTAGTAAATGCTGTTAAGTTTTGAAGAGGTGAAGCTAATAGTCTTGTGTTTGCTCCTTTTTCTTCTTTAATAATAGTATTTACTTTTAGTTCGCTTAGTTTTTGATTTCCAAGTTCTTCACTATCTGTAATAAATACATTTATCGCGCTGTCTAACAAAGCCTTAATCTTAATGGCCGAGTAGTTATTCCAAACTTGTGGCTCAAATAAGCTTTCAACTACAGATCTGCCACAAGCACGACCTTTGCTTCTTATTCTGTCTATTTTAAGTGCCTTAAAGTTCTTTGATAGTGGTTTATCTTTTCCTGCATAAAGTGTAATGCCCTGTTTTACTCCGTCTTTATCGTTGTAGTAGCAAACTATGTGCATCTGTGGAGTATAAATATCTTCTGTGGTTTCCGGGTTAATCCATCTGTCTGGCAAATTTCCTCTCAACTCATAAACCTCAACATATTTCCCGGGAGTCTTAACTTTTTGGTCTCCTGCTATGCTTACCTCAATTTCATTTACAGCTAAAGTAATAGCCATATCTATTTTATCTGACTTCCATTTTCCTTTGAACTCTACCATTTCAGCAGGAGTGTATTGGTGCTTAATACAAATAGGCCCGGCCATTACATCAGTCTGGTCGCAGAAGGCTATGGTTTTTAAGTCCACAACTTCAGGTCTTGCGTTATTGATATTCTTTACTAATACCAAATCATAAATAACAGAAGTTTCTACAACATCATCAATAAAAGTATCCAGTTCATTATCTCTGGCCCATTTAGGATGTCGCTTTTTTACTAAGAATGATTTGTAATAGTTCTGCGCGTCATCTACAAAAGGTACAATATCTTTTACATCAAAACCCTCGCTTCTAAAAGCTACGTTTATAATTGGAGTTACAATGTCGTCGTAGGGGCGATTGCCGTCGTTTTTACCACTGAAATACCAGCCATTCGCAACTGCAAAACAGCGTTCCAAATGTTCCGCCATATTCCAATCACGATTCCTCGTAAGTGGTACACGAGCGGTTTTCCAAGTGGTTTCTTCGGAACGTATATATTCGAAAATATTTCTAGTCTCCATAAATAATTACTTATTTTTAAAATAATTTATCCAGTAATCTCTTTTAAAACTTGTTTTAGTATGGCAAGAATGATGAAGTGCTATTAAATTATCTGGATTGCAATTCTTTTTATTATAATCTATATAGATAATACCCTGCTTGCTTTTTGCTCTGCTAAAATAAAAAAACAGACAATCCTTCCGAGGGATTGCCTTGCTTTGTGGTTAGGCGAATACTAAATTTAGATTTTATTTACTTAAGTATAATCTTTTAAGCACTAATGTCAAGTACCTATTTCGGATGATGTTTTCTCCAATTCTTTTTAGCTAAATTTCTATTGCGTTCTCGGTTTAATTCTCGCTTACAATCTTCCGAACAATAGCTCTTAATCCCATTATAAGAGTCAAACTCCTTTCCGCAGTAAGGGCAATTTCTTAGTATAGTTTGTTGTGCCATTAAAATCTCTTTAATTTTATCATATTATCTATCTCTTGTATTATTCCAAAAACATCGTGGTGTAAAATACTTTGCTGACTGCATTTTTCAAATACTTTGCATAAAAATATAAATTCAAGATTATCTCGGTTCTTAAGACACTTGTTTAGGAAATCACTGGTCTCTGAATTTAATCCCATCACTTCAAATCCAATGCGTATAGGTTTTTGCGGTGGTTGGTATGTGGAGGTGGAGTTATTGTCCAAGTTATTTAAATTAAATTATTAACTCTTTGTTCTGAAATTGGTCGGCCATATAAGCCATAAAATTGCTCACAAAATATCTCTAAGCTTTGCGGGTCTGCAAACAACTGCTTTAGCTGTATCAAACTCATCTTCTTTACAAACTCTGCTGTGCCTTTGCGTATAGTTATAAATCCGTCTGTGGCTACTGGCCTGGCGTAAGATAAAATACTTATCTTTAAATTGTTAGTGAAGCACTCTAGCTTTTCGTTATTGATATTCAGTATCAGTTGGTATTCGCAATTATTCACATTCGTTACTGGCTCTACTTCTGCCGGAGTTTCTGTCATCTCTGGGGTTATTGGGATGTCTTTGCCTTCTAAAGGTTCAGATATTGGTTCAACTGGCTTTATTGCACTCGCATTAGCCTCAACTTGGCTTTTAAATGCTGCTACTTCTATTTCTTCTTGAGTATGTTTTTTTAGGTGAAAATGAAGTGCCTTGCTACTTATTCCACATACCGGACATACTTTGATTTGTTTTGGCATAGTGTTATTTTGTTACTTTTAATTTTATAATTTCGTATTCTTTTTTAACTTTCTTATCCATAAACATAAAATCTGAAAAATAAGCCTGTGCCTGTTCTAAGGTTGCATAACAACATAATTGCCCAAAATGTTCTCTATTTATCGCGGGTCTATCATCTTTATTATTCCACAAAATATAGATTTCTTTTATCATAGTTTCTTGTTTACCTATTTTTATTTCTTGAGTTCCAACCCTTGCCATTTTACATTCACGACAATTGCAGAACTCACTATAATGTAATCCGTTTATTATCATATTGCTATATTCTTCTCACCATCCTCCTCCCTCAATGGCGGTTTTTTTGTATAAGGTGGTCTAGCTTGTTGCAACTGCATACTTAGCGAATCAAGGCAATCATCGTGCTGTCCATTTGGAAATACGCGCATTTCGTCTAATAACTCAGAATTATCCCCCACCAAGAATATACTCTTATTCTCCCAGCGCGGTATCAATCCTCTAATCCTTAACTCCTTCTGTATACCTTTGTGTTTAACCGGAGTTACTGTAAAGAATATCTGTCGCTTACGCATTTCTTCCTGCAAGAAGGGTTGTATTGCCATTGTAAAAGTTGTTTCCTCAAGGCCTAGGAATGTAGGTTTGTATGTTTTGTTTAAGTAAAACAGATGGTCAATTAAATCTTTGCTGTTATATTTTAGTCTGTAAGTATTTATGTACCACTTATTTTCAGATGATACTCGGTTTATGGTTACTCCTGTAAAATCAGCAGACTCTTTTTCACTTACCGCGCTATCTATGGTTATAAAGCAACTGGTTTCTATATGTTTTAAATATTCTTCTGTTTGGAATTGAGCAAACTCTTTTTTAAACTCAGCTGTCATTTCGTCAATCGGCTTATTCATCATCTCGTATGAGAACACTAGAGAGCCTAATTGGCGTTGCTTATCTTCAATGGATACTTTACCCGTCTTTCCTGCTTCCTCGTCTGTAAGGGCGTATTTTGAGGGCCAGGTGGGCTGGTTATCGGTCATTACGGGGATGTTACGGACTCGGATGTTTTTATCTTCTTTTGCCCTGTTAATTAGCCACTGCACGTTAGAATATTCTGATAAATAATTACAGCAATAAAGGATACAACCATTAGGAGCCATTCCAGCCATTGCCTCGGTTATGTGGTCTTTAATTTGTTTTGTGTATGCTTCAGAAGATTTTGTTTTATTCGTTTCAAAGTCATCAATCGTTAGCAAGTCCGGTCTTTGCGCTAAGTGTAGTCTTCCTCTAACGCTCTCTTGTGTGCTATGTGCCTCTACTCTAACACCATTTTCACAAACAAAGTTATTGATTCTGTTTTGTTTTATCTCATCAATACTTTTCTCTTTTGAAAACAACACCCCGAAATCTGCTCTATACCTATCATTATTTACCAGTTCAAAAGCTACATCAAATAATATCCTTTCAGAGTTTTCTCGCTCAAACGCATCTACGTTTGGATAAAGTCTTTTCTTAAATGTTAAGCACCAGATTATAAATAGTTTTTCAAAAGTTGTTTTTCCTCCTTCTCTGTAAATAATCCACACTACTTCCCTGATTAGCCCATTGATTAAATCTTCGCAGTCTTGGATTAGGTCGTAATGGTAGTCGGTTAAGGAATACTGAAAATAGTCCTGATAATAATATAGACAGAAAAGCCCAAAAGAATTTTCAGCAAGAAAGGTTCTCTCAGCCTTACTGCCACTAATCATTTTTTCTAAACCATTTCTATATTGTTCTTTGGTCATCTAATTAAACCGAGTAATGCTTTTTGTTTTTCTTCGTCTAATACTACTACTTTAACTTTCTCTGTATCCCCACCAGAAAGTAATTGAATGTTTTTAGTTATAATATCAATAGACTTTATAACAGTTTCGTATCTCTCACCAGTTAAGTCTCTACTCCTTAATTCTTTTGTTAGTCTATCTCTTTCTCTAATCCATTTATTTACTACTGGATTGATAATTTCTTTATAAGATTTTGTTTCAGTAACTTGTTTCGGACTATCTGCTGTGTTTTGAGCATAACCATTCTTTTTTATAATTTTACCCAAAACCGTCTTTCTGCCCTTTCCAACAGATTCCAACACATCTCTTGCTACATTTTTTGCGTCTTCACTAGCCATAATTTATTTACCTTTTAATAGGGCAGATGTAGTAAAGTAGTAGTTTGCTACCCAATGTTTGTTTTGTATAGGGTTTTTTTTAATTCTTCAAAATTCTCCCTATAACCAAACACCCTTTCTAAACTGTGCGACCCTCACTTAACTCGTATAACTGATGAAGCAGTGGTTTTCTGTCGCTTTTTGAGTAATCGTCTTTTTCTACTAATTTATCAAAAGCCTTGTTTATTGTTCGTTTGCTTAATCCATTTCGTTTCCATACGGTTTCGGCAAGGCATATCCACGAACTCCAAAATGGGTTAAGTCTTTTTGTTTCGTTAAATTCTACTGTTGGAAATTTTGCTTGTTTCATCCTTTTATTTAACTTTTCCGAGTTCTTCCACAAGGCTCTCAAGTACAAATATATACTCCGCAGTATCATTCGTAATCTCCTTAGCGGATTTTTCTTTTTCCAATAATCCTTTTAAAACTCCAATAATTACTTTTACATCTTTTTCTTCGCCTTTAAAACTAACCGGCACATCTAAATCGTTTAATGCTTTAAACTTAGCTTCAGCTAATTTCCTATTTTCTAATGTAAACTGGATTTGGTTAGCGATGGTTTTTAATGAGCCGTCTGGGTTTTTATCACCAAACTCTTTTCCAATATATTCTCCTTCTAAATCAGAATCTTCTTTAAAGGCTTTAAAAAGCCTCAAGAACCTACGCCTTGCACTAGACTTAGTTATGTCCAACATAATTGGCGCGAGTATTGAGCTGAGAATATTTATTTGAGAATTTTTCATAAGAGTTTTTGTTTATATTACTAATTATATTACTTTGTGAAGGGTTGTCAAGCTTTGAGTTTATCCACCACGTCTTCTAAACTGCGGGCCAAAATATATAAGCCATTATTTTGCTCTATCATCCGTTGGAACTCTATTTGGGCTTCAGACTGCTTATATGTTTTATTTTTTACCTCCACAGAAAAGAAGATTCCATGCTTTGTAAGACCTAAAATATCCCCCGACCCTTTTTTTCCGAAATATAAGTTGTGCTTCCGACCTACATTATTGCGCCAGTGGTAGATGCCTCTGGCTTCCAGATATGTCAGGATCTGACACTGAATATTATGTTCTGATAATTGTGGTGGTTTTAGGCTCTTTTTTTTCATACTATTATTATAAACCATATTCAACTAAGTCGTCAACCAACCCCGTCAAAAGGCAACATAACTTACTTGGCAGCCGCCCACCACTGGCGGATGCCAAGTCATTTATTTGACTCTGATTGCCGTATCTGGCAGTATCTGGCAAAGTGCCTGCTAAATAGCTTCAAAAAAAGATGCATTTGGCAATGATTTTAGACTATAATAGGAAAATGCATTATTGCCAAATACAAACCTATTTGGCAACATCTGGCAACGCCCTGCCAAATAGCCCCTAAAACATACTGTTTAAATCGTTAAAATATAGAGTTTTTGGCTTCTTTGTTTTGCTTATAATCTGGCCAGATTCCTCGCCATCCTTTATTATGGCTCTTATCGCTTTTTGTCCAACACTTCCCCTAAACTCAGCAAACAGATTATTCGGCTGGCATCCCGGGTGCGCCTTAATATAATCAATAATAGGTTGTGTATATGCCTCAATTTTTTGTGCTTGTATATCTTCGGGTTTAAAGTCGCCATCATAAGAAAATAATATACTATCTTGTCCTTTATTAATTTTTACCTTAAACGAATCCATTTCGGGAGCTGCTCTGCGTTTTGGGTTTGACATCACTAAAAATGATTTATCATCAGACACGAAACTGATCATAAAAACTGTATCGGCTTGGTTGACATAATCAGTAGAATCCCTAATATCGTCTATACCCGCCGGCTGGTTGTTAAATCCTATGGGTTTCCTAGTATGGTGAGTGTATAAAACTGATATTCCTTCTGTAAGCAACGGGGTTAATTTTTCAAAATTCTTTTTAACCTCATCTGAACTTTTTGAGTCCATAATATCTTGTACCCTTGTTATAGAATCGATGATAATAAATTTAATTTCTTTTTCTTTGCATAATTTCAATATTAATTCTGAATCAATTTCATTTAACTTTATATTTGCAAAATGGGTAAAATATATATTTTCGGGTTGTTCTCCGCCAAATAATTTTAACCTATCTTGCATTATAATTTCTGGGCTTTCTTCATTGATAAACAATATATTTTGTTTTTCGGCTTTAAATTTGCCCAAAACATTGTTGCCCTCTGCTACATCTTTGGCTATCTGCAATAGTGTGAATGTCTTAAATTTGCCTCCAGGGGCCGCTAAAATTGTAAGTCCAGTTGGAATAAACCCTTCCGCTACCCATCTGGCCGGTGGCAGTTCTTTGTTTATAAAATCTTTATAAGTTATCAGCTTAGTTCTTATTTCGGATTCTCTTTCCTTTTGCTTTTTTATTTTATCTACTAAACTTTCTTGGTTCATATTATTTTAATTTTTTTACAGCAGCGATAAATGATAATCCTTGTGTTTTCATAACAAAATCTATAGTATCGCCAACATATCCACAACCATAACATTTTCCATAGTTCTTTTTCTTATTAATATAAAAGCTAGCTGTTTTTTCTTGATGGAATGGACATTTAGCAAATCCTCTTTTTGTTTCAATTAGTTGGTCAAAGGGATAATTTTTAGCGCTCTCAATATCATTATCGGTTATTCTGCCCGGTGCCTCCGGTTGATATGATTGTAGATACTGGTTGATTGTTTTAATTCGCTGCTCTATTTCTTTTATGTCTTCTCCAATAAAAATATCCGCTTGTATTTCAGCAAAGTCTTTGTCATCTTGGTTTTTTAAATAATCATTTATATCTAATTGATTCTTATATATCTCTACTAAAAGATTTAGTTTTTCTGTTTGATAAATTAAATCTTTTTCTAAATAATCTTTTGCTTCCGGAAATATCTCTAGCCATTCTTTTTTAGTAATATAATTATTTTCCATAAACTTCAAAATAAAAAACCCTGCTCGGTTTGGAGGTTTTACAAAAACCAAAACAAGCAGGGATTGTTATTTTTAAATTTAAATTGTCTATGTAAAACCTTTTCATACTATCCATTATATATTACCCAAAAGGTATTGCAAGTGTTATGAGTTATGCACAGGGTAGTTATTGACAAATAGTTATGTACAATGATATACTAAATTATATTATTAAATTATAATTTTATGCCTTTTAGAAATAGTTTCAAAACAAATGAAGAATATAATAAATATTATAGAGAATATAGGAAAAAAAACTTGGTTAAAATGAGAACCTATAATAGAGAATATAATAGTATGAGAAGAGCTGCCGGATTAGATAAAACCGCAGAGAAATGGAATAAATTGCATCCGAAAGAAGCTAACGCCAGATTTTTAGTAGCGTATGCGGTCAGATGTGGAAGAATAAAAAAAACAAAATGCGTAAAGTGTGGAAACAAAAATTCTCAAGCACATCACGAAGATTATGATAAACCGTTAGAGGTAATTTGGTTATGTCCTGTTTGTCATAAGGCACTTCATATGAAAAAAGATAAAAAATGGGCTGTGTATAAGTAAGGTATTGTTAAGGTATTGACACGTTTTTATGGATTTGCTAATATAGGGTATAAACATTAAATTAATAAATTATGGCGACAGAAGCACAATTAAAATATTGGGAATCAAAAAAAGGAAAATTACCTAAAAATTTTTATTTACTCAATACTAAAAAATCAATAAAAAAATTATCAAAATCTTTAACAGGAAGAATAATACCGCAAAAAACAAGAGACAAGATGAGTATAGCAAAAAAGAATATGTCTGTTGCTACTAAGCAAAAAATGAGTAAATCCAAAAAAGGTATAATGCCAAAGAATAAAGTTTGGGGCAGAAAAGGAGAAAGTAATCCTGCTTATTTAAAAGACAGAAGTTTAATAAAAAAAAGAGATGAAAGAAACGACCCCGCATATCAAGTTTTTGTAAAAGAATGTAAGAAAAGAGATAATTATAGATGCAAAATAAATAATCAAGATTGTTCTGGATATTGTATAGTGTATCATATTTTATCGTGGCGAGATTACCCAGAATTAAGATATAATATTAATAATGGCATAACGCTTTGCCAATTTCATCACCCAAGAAAAAGAGATGAAGAACAAAAATTAATTCCGACATTTAAGGAATTAATTGAAACAGCGAAAATAATTTGAGCCGAGAAAAAAAAGAGCGCAACCAACTAATAGTTGAAGATATAAATAAGGGAGATTACTTGGTAGATATAGCAAAAAAATATAATGTTAGCCCGGGAATGATCAGTAAAATAAAGAAGCGGTTAATTATAAAAGTCGCCTCGCCACAGGTTAGTGGTAAAGTAAAAATAAACAAAAAATAATTATGAATGGATTAAAAACAATTTATAAAGTATGTCCTACTTGCGGCAGAAAAAATAAATGTTATACAGAAAAACAATTAGTTGAAAAAGATACTCGTTTTATGAAAAAAGGAGATTTTAGAATTATTGTTCATTGTGTATATTTAGATGGAGTAAATCGTAGAGTAGGAAAAATGTTCAATTCATATTTAATCAAATTATGACACCCGAATTAAAAACAAAACTATTCTGGTTAAATAACCGAAGACTTCCATATCTACTTGCAACACTATTCATTGTTTCAATGGTATTATTGCAACTGGAAACCGGTGTCTTTGTAAGATGACAAAAGAAAAGTTTAAAGAACTTACCGGAGAAAATCCTATTGATTTATTCGGAAGCGATTGGGAGAACGAAATGTTAGGACTTATGGGAGATGATGAATACGAAGATAACCCAGAGGAAGAGGAAGAAGATAATGAGGATGAAAATGATTTAGGTGCAGACGGAGAACCCTACTAAAACAAAACATGAAAATATATATTGCAGGTAAATATAGCTCAGACAATATTATTCAAGCCCTAAAAAATATCCGAGAAGGCATAAAAGTTGGCGCCAAGCTGATTAAAATGGGACACTCGCCATTCTGCCCATGGCTTGATCATCAGTTCTTCTTTTATGAGGATATTACACTTGAAGAGATAAGGAATTATAGCTTAACGTGGTTATCTTCTTGCGACACAATGCTTGTATTACCAAATTCAGAAAATAGCAAAGGAACACAACAGGAAGTTATTGAAGCAACTAAGCTGGGAATTAAAATTATTTATAATATAGAAGACATACAATAAAAACATTTGACGTTGCTACGAAATAGAGTGGGTCGGCGCAGCAATAAAAATTAAAAACTTAAAACTTTAAAACTTATGACAATCAAACAAAAAAAAGAAGTAGTTATACCCAAGGTGCTTGAGAAGTTAAAACTGCAGAATTGTTCTGTAATATTCTTCAACGGAGTAGATGAAGGGTTCGGAACTTCCATTACCATAAACGCAACTTCACCGGAGGTAAAGGAAAAGATAGCAAATTGGGTCAAAGCCAACAACATAGGAAAAGAAACGCCAGGCCAGGCAAAATTCAAGGAATACTCGCCAGACGAATCTGATGAAGTTACAATCCAGTATAGCTTCAGGATCAATGATAAGACCAAATATATGGGGGTTGATGGCCTTGTAAAGGAGGATTTGGGTTTTGGCGCAGTGATTGACCTTATTGCTAACCCGTTTGCTTTTGACAATAAATTCGGTAAAGGGATATCCTCATCACTATCTGCTGTCTTGATTAAAAGTAAGGGTACAACAGGTGCTGACGCAGATATGGAAGATTTGATGTCAGACTTGGGTGGCCCGGAAGAGACTATTCAGCCAATAGATGCTTTTAAACAATAAATAATAAAGAGCCAGTCCCACTCCTGGTTCTTTATAAAAGATTATGGAAATAAAAGAATACGAAAAGAGGATGGCAATACTTGATACAAATAAAAAGAACGCTGAAATATGGCTAAAATATGGCAAACTAACAAAAGATGAATTTGATATTTTAATTAACGAAATAGATAAAAAAAGATATAGCTTAGTTAAAAGTCAAATACCTTTTTAAAATAACTATGGAACAAGAAACAAAACTAACCCAATTTATCCAAAAGGAAACAACCCTAGCCAAAATCCAAACCCAGGCAGAGGTAGAACTGGCTATGCAACAGAACAAAAGAGCTAAGGCTATGGTAGATTGGGCCGAACAAATGCGCCAAGAGGCTACAAGGCCAATTCTAGCCTCTAAGAAGGCTATAGACGACCTATGGAAGCTAAGGGAAGCCCCACTCCTAGCCCTAATTTCCCACAATAAACAGAATTTGGAATCGTATTTATTTGAGCAGGAAAAATCAAAAGCCGAAGATCTAAAAGGTTTTGACTTCAACGCTAAAGAGAGCCGCAATTTAGCAAAAATTGAAACAAAATCCGAAACAGGAGTAAGCTATCGGACTGATTGGGAAATAGAGATTACCGATATAGAAAAAGTGCCAGAGAAATATATTATTAAGTCTGTAGATGTGGCTCTTGTTAAAGCGTATTTGAAAGAGGGCAAGAAATCTATACCAGGGCTGAATTGTAAAGAGGTTAAAATAATAATTACAAGATAATATAAGAGCGATGAACCTTGCGGACAAATAAACAAAACCTGCAAGTAAAGCTGTAAAATCGGCTGACCTAAACACGAAAGTGCAAGGTTGAAAGTCCTAATCAGTATGTCGCTTAAATAATTTGACAACAGAATATGGAAGAATTATAATTAAGTTAATAATATTAGCTTGGAAACAAAGAGGGGTGCCTACTTCCAAGCGGGTATCCCTTTTTGTTATCGTAAATGTATGCAAAGCAAACAAAAAGCAAAAGAATATAGAGAGAAAAACAAGGTAAGATTACAAGAGTATTTTAGAGAATACCATATTAAAAATAGAGAAAAAAAGTGTTTGGTAGCGAAAAAATATTACAAAGATAATAAAGAAAAAGTAATATTGAGGGTAAGAAAATATAATAAAGATAATAAGAAGAGATTTGAAGAAGAAAAGAAGCGCAAAAACATATTATATCAAGCAGGCTATCGCAAAAATAATTTAAAGAAAATATCTGCACAAAATAAAATAAACGGATTAATCAGATATAATAAAATGGCAAAAGGAATTTGCTGTTTGAAGGATAAATCCTGTTATGGAAGAATAGAAGGCCATCACCCAGATTATTCTAAACCATTAGAGATTATATGGTTGTGTCAAAGTCATCATCAGAGAACACATACGGGTTCTGTAAAAATAAATATTAAATAATATGCCAGAAAAACTAACAATCCGTCAAAGTTATCTATCAATGTTCCTAAAAAGTCCATCAGAGTTTCTAAAGAGATGGAATGACAAGGATTCTTTTAAACCAAATAGCGCAATGATTTATGGTACTAATTGCCATAGAGAAAGAGAAAAAGAAAATGGAGAGTTTGGAGAGATAAAAATTATTATTGATATGGGGATTTGTAATTTGAGTGGGACGCTTGATTACTACAACGGAGAAATAATAAAAGATTACAAATACACGGGTTGTATAGAAAAATTTGAGGGATATAAAAATCAAATCTGTGTGTACCAATACCTCGTGTGGAAAAAATATAACAAACTTGTGCCGGCCATATTGGAAATGAACGAAGTAGACTATAACCCATTTAATGAAGTTGAATACACCACCACTGGTAAAATATTAGAGCATAAGTTTAAAAAGCCAACTACTACCGATTTAATTTCATTTGAAAAAAAGGTCGTATCCTCATTAAGACAGATGTTATATTTGATGGAAAAGGCTAAACAACCCAAACCCACCCGGCCCAAATCCTCCTACACCCCATCCCAACTAAAAGAAATGTCTGCCGATCTGCCAGAAGAAATGAGAACGCGCAATGCGGTAAGGTATAGTGTTAAAAAATAACCCTCCCCCCAAATATGCCTTAGGATTTATTAGAGAAATTAGAGAAATAATTAAATAATATAAAAATATGAATAGCAAAAAAATAGTTATAGATGGTATCACTTATCTGCCAGAAAACGAATTAAAAGCCACCGAAACAGCCAAATCGGTTAAAGGTTTAACTTACTGCATTGTCAGGACATATTCAGCAGGTGTTTGGGCTGGATGGGTAGATTTAAAAGTTTATGGAGATAAAATGATTATAACTGACGCTCGCAGATTATGGAGATGGTGGAGCGAGTTTACCTTGTCCGCTTTGGCTACCACAGGAATTAAAGACGGAAAAGAGAGTGAAAATAAATATGCTATGCCTGTTGAAAAAGTATATTTGACTAATGTGATTGAGATTATTCCTTGTACGGAAGTTGCTAAACAACAGATAGTCACACAGGCTAATTATAAGGAAATCTAATTATGAAATCTATAATCATTAAAAATCTATTTAGCATAGACGGCTACGGCGACGGCTACGGCTACGGCAACGGCTACGGCAACGGCTACGGCTACGGCTACGGCAACGGCTACGGCAACGGCGACGGCTACGGCAACGGCGACGGCTACGGCGACGGCTACGGCTACGGCGACGGCGACGGCTACGGCTACGGCGACGGCAACGGCTACGGCAACGGCTACGGCTAATGTCTATTCCC